GCATTTTTGGAGAGCAAAAGTAGGACTCCCTCGTGGAACATATTTGCGCTGGTATGCGAAGTACCCCGAATTTAAATTGCTCGCTGATGAAGCAAAAGAAATGCTAGGCTACATTAGAGAACGCGGTATGCTTAAAAAAGAGTTAGCTGAGCGGTCTACTATGTATACTATGCATAATTACTCTCCAGATTGGCTAGAACTTAATAAATATCATGCAGATTTGCGCACTGATGACGATAAAAAAGGTGATATTAATATAAATATCCATGATTTGAGCGAGGAAGATGAGCCTAGAGATAAACCTGCAGGATAATGGCTTTGTACCACGAAACTATCAACGCTCTCTCTTTAAAGCTATGGAAAAACAAAAGCTAAAAAGAGCAGTGCTTGTGTGGCATCGTCGTGCTGGGAAAGATATTACCGCATTCAACTTTATGATTCGAGCTGCACTGCGTGAAGTGGGCTCGTATTACTACATGCTCCCCACTTACAATCAAGCACGTCGTATTATCTTTGAAGGGATGACTATTACCGGTAAGAAGTTCCTAGATTATATCCCCAAAGAACTGGTGCAAGACGTTAACATAGCCCAAATGAAGATCACATTGAAAAACAATTCTATTATCTACTTTTTAGGATCTGAACGCTATGACTCTCTCCGTGGTACCAACGCCAAAGGAATGATATTTTCGGAGTATGCGTACCAACACCCCAACGTGTACCCCACTCTCCGTCCCGTTTTAGTAGCTAATGATGGCTGGGCAATATTTATATCTACTCCCTTCGGGGAAAACCATTTTTATAAAATTTACCAAGTAGCACAAAACTCTCCTGACTGGTTCCTCCAGACGCTCACTGTTGATGACACAAGCATCGTTTCTAAAGACATGATTCAGGCTGAATTGCAGGAGGGCATTATGTCTCCTGATATGATTCAGCAAGAATATTACTGTTCATTTTCAGTGGGTGCTCTGGGTTCCTATTACAGCAGATATCTCAATCAGATGGAGTTGGGTGGCCAGATTGGCAATGTGCCATGGGATCCATCACATATGGTTCATACTGCTTGGGATCTTGGGATGCGGGATACGACGGTCATCATCTTCTTTCAGGTAATCGGCAACGCGATCTATATTATAGACCTCTATCACAACTCGGATGTCGGCCTTGAACATTACATTCACTTGGTGAAAGATAAGCAGTATCAATATGGCAAACATATAGCGCCACATGATATAAAAGTGCGTGAATTCACTTCAGGAGGACTCTCTCGATTTGAGAAGGCAAATTCGCTCGGTATTAAATTTACCATCGCTCCACATCTTAGCATAATAGACGGCATCGAAACGGTGCGCACAACTCTTCCTCGTGTGTACATTGATCAGACTAAGTGTAAACGACTCATTTCGGCTATACGTGACTACCGCAAGGAATATAACAGCAAGACGAAGACGTATGATCAGAAACCATTTCACGATGACAACTCAAATTATGCAGATGCCCTCAGATATATGTGTCTCAGTTTGGGCCAATTGAAAATGGGCTCTACACCAGAACAATTAGAGAAGCGATATAGAGAGGCGCGATATGGGTCAGAAGGACAATTACCGCGTCAGTTTCAGTCAATAGAGTATTTATAAAGGATAAGTATGAAATATATTCCATCTTCCATACCCATAGTAAAAAACGTTGATCCAATAAGAAGCGATCTCAGTGATGTTTATTTTTCATTCTTTTCTTCCTTACAGTGCTTTGGGCACTCGTTGTAGCAAAGGATGGCTTCTTTTTCATTGCTTTTTGGCTGTATATAATCAGATAAAAGCTCTCTTATTTCTGAAAAGCATTGGCCACAGTATCTAAAAGCTTTTCCTAAACTTCCATCAGATAACTGAGTTCCCTTTAAGGAGTAAAAAACGGGTCTGCCGTGTGGCTCAGGGAACGGTTTTTTGCACTTGTAACATCTTGTGCGATGTGGGCTTTCAATAAATAAAGGAGGGTATTTTGTGTCATCATGGTTTTCATCCATTCTTATTCTCCTCTTTAAATTTAATGCGCGGATCTGCTTTCATGCTTATTTTGTCATATTCTTCCCAGGTGCAATTATTGATGTGGATTATCTCAACATCTTCTTGCGTTTTTTCCTGAACCTCTTTGTTTACCGAAACTGCTGTTAACAATAGCTGCAGAAAACGCATTTCATTTGCTATTTCTTTTTCTTCAACAGGTTTATTATTAGTAACGGCAGCCTTTAAAAGCATTGCAGTAGCTAGTAAATCTGAGGTTATTTCCTGATCTTCTGTTTTACTTTCGTCTTCGGGGAAGAGGGATGCTTCTGCGTAACGGCAAAGAAGATCTAGAGGCTGACTGTAGAGCCATTCTTTTAAAGATTTACCATCAAGGTGCGCTTGATGGTAAGAAGCAAAAAGGGGTAAACTTTCCATCGTTGCTAATTTTTCTGCGTATTCTTTTTTTATAAAAGAATTATTCGTTGCTACTTTCATTTTTCATCCTCGGTAAATCTAACTGTTCGGTGCTCTAGCCATTCTATAAGATCCTTTTTTTGATATAGGATCTTGTGTTTTAGTTTAATGAATGGAGGCGAATTTTTGCGTAGCCTTGCTAAATATGTAGCATCTAGAGTAGGAAAAATTCCTAGATCCACTAGGTCTTGAGGCGTGATAAATTCTGGTAAGTGTTCCAGCGGTAACATTTTTTTTATGGTCATGGTTTTCCTTTCATTATAATAATATACCATTTGCTAGTGCATGTTGCAATATGTTTATGAATGTGGCAGTATATTAAATAGGAATTGTTAAACGAAAGGAGGACCTAGGGCAAACGTTTAGGGAGAGTGTGATAAGCAGCAGTATGTTTAATCACACATTATCTTTAGGGGATGAGCATGAAAGTTAATCGCTTTCTAATTTTTCTATTAATTCCACCATTTTTTTCACACGCAGCTGATGACTCAACATACGAAATGGTTCTGGCAGCAGCACCGGTAGAAGTGCAAGCACTACCTAAAATATTGAACGATCCCAAAGAGCGTGCAGACTATCCGTACAGTTGTATGGCATTGGTCGGTCCTCCGGGAGTCGGTAAGACTACGATGGCATATGCAGTTGCGCACAAAGCAGGATGGGAACCATGTTTTATCAGTAACGGACATCTGGCTGATAAGTTTCGTAACTCGTCATCACGCAAGCTACAGGAAATCTTTGACGGGGTATTATTCAGCAATGAGAAGACCTTGATCATTCTTGATGAGTTTAATGCCATGGTCGAGAATCATGACAGTGCTAATCATGATACCGATACGCTTTCACGAACCATCTGGTCATTCTTGGATAGTCAGCAAAAGAACGACAATGTGTTTGTCATGGCGACGATGAATCGTATCAACAAGATACCGGCTGAAATGAAAGAGCGCCTATTGGGCTCCGTAGTCCGAGTAGACAATCTGAAAGATATACCACGGATAAAAACATGCTTTTTAACGCATCTTTTGTCGCATAATTTGACTGTTGGCGATGATCTCAAACCGTACATTGCAGAGAAGTTTGCTAAGTTCGGTATTAATAATCCACGTCGTATAGAGCGCTGTGCACAGATTATTAAGCGTTATGCGCTTGATAGGCATGAGGAGCGCCCAGTAGAATTAACGCGTTCTTTGGTTGATTGTGGCTTTGATCAGTACAAGAGAAATCTTGGTTTAATGGACTTTGATAAGAAAGAGATCAGTGACGAAGAGCGTCGTTTTCAGGCGTCACAGGAGTTACAAAAGGAACAGATGCGGATATCTCAAGAGCAATTTGAATCGTCTCAGCAGTTACACCGAAAGCAGTTTAATATGAACTTTGGGATGTCAGTGCTTACTTTTGCTGCACAAACAGGTTTTGCTGCATGGCATGCATATACTAACTCTGAGCAGTTTGCACAGACGGCTAAATGGCATGCAGCTGGCATGTTAGCAAATAGTGCTCAATTGGCAAACTCTAAGTATCAGTTTGATGCTACTATGCAGTTCAATGAAAAGCAGTTTGAGGCTAACCAGGAGAATGCGCGTGCTGCTCTTATACTGAGTGGAGCAACTTTTTCTAAGCAAACAGATAAAGACGCTTTTATTAAGCAATCAGATGGAAGTTATCAATCTTCAAATGCTCATCATCTGGGTGTTAGTGCAAAAAGTGTTGTGCCAGAAATACAAAAACAAGTTGCGCGTTAAAAGCGCGCTCAACCCGCGTATAAAGCGCGTCCAAATTTTGATATACTAGGAAATTTTTATGAAACGTTTTATATCGTTTATTTTGATATTCACTTCTACGGCGTTTGGTGCAGATGGGTGGAGTGGGCCCATGCGCAACGAGATTGCACGGTATCAACCACCGGAATCTTCGCATGGTCCAGCCATGGATTTTGCTCCAGCGCAGTCAGGTCTGAACTTTGAAGTAGGATTTACCAACTTTCATGCACCGCTGTCCCATAATGGGCAGAGTGCTGAGTTTAGTGCGGAGCTTGCCAAGGCGAATGATCTGTTTCATGCAGGAGATAAGCAAGGGCTCCAGAAATTGCATGGAGAGTTGACCTCTTTTAGTTTTAAATCATTGTTTAATGCGCGTGAATATCGCATGCAGGCTAAGTACGTAGACAGCCTGATCAACTCTAAATACCTGGAGTCGTTTCAGCGTCTCAACCAAGCGCCAGCGTCTGAAGTAAAGCAGGTTCTGCGCGAGATCGTAGCGATGAATCCCGATCCAGTGACAAAAGCTGAGGCGATGATTGCAGCAGATAAGATGGTTGGTGATATATTCTGCGATTATGGGGCTGAATTTAAGCTTGATACAACGGGCCATGAAGCAACTGACATGATGGTGACCACTCGCGTTGGTTCGTATCAAATCGAGAAGCTTATGCCAGCTAAGGGAGTCGTTCCTGATAAGGCTATGACTCAAGAGTTTGTTGAAGGGGTGATGCGCATAACTGAAAGGATGCCGCAGGAACTTCAGGATGGGTTCCTTCAGGGCGCTATTCAGGGATTTGTAGAGGCAGTGGTAGATCCTGGGCGTATTACCCAGGAAAACATAACGATTGCCAAAGAGGTGTCAATTACACTGTTTGATTCTTTGATAGGTTATCGTTTACGGTCGGAACAATATGGGCAACAGCGCACTGAGCAGATAGATCGGTATGCTAAGTCTATTCATGGGGCGTTTAAGAACTATAATAGCAAGCAGTGGGGTCATTTAGCTGGTGAGTCAGCTGTGCGTACTTTGCATTGCTACGGATGGTTCAAGGCGGGGCAGTTTGTTGCTGGGCGTGTATCTGCTGCCGCAGAAGTTGCTGCAAGCGCTCCTCTCAAGATGGAAGAAGTGCTTTCTCAGTCTGTTAAAGAGAGTGGCACGAACAATTGGCACAATCAGATGATAAAAGCAGAAGATATTATAAAACAGTTTGATGCTATGAGGCTTGAGAACGTACAATCTCGGCCACATCCTTACGCAGAATTGAAGACAGGGGTTGACCCTAAGACCGGCATTACGGTAACAGTGAGAACAGCAAGTAAGAGTGGTCCGGCGACAATAGACTTTAAGGTGCCTAAGCCAAACAATGTAAATGGACATAAAATAATAAAGGTTAGATATGGAAAATAAATGGAAGGCACTTCCAATATCAGTAGAAATTCCTATACCGAGATATTATGAATCAATGGTGGAGAAAGGTGGCTTGATTGAAATAATTTTCAGAGATGAAAATTTGGATGCATCACGCAGATCTACTACGAGAGTATTTTTTCCGAGAGAGGAAGTATGTGGTTTTTACCGTGTGCTTGAAACAGATGTTTATATGAAAGAGGATTACGATCACAGTGGTAAGTGGATGTTTGTAGGAAAATGTGGCGTTTTGTTTGACTATATCACTAAAGATTCTCTGTGGCAGCGGGAAGAATCTTACAATACATATAGATTCATGTGTGGAGAAGCTGTTATTGATGTAGTAAGTCAGGTTGATCCCCGCATAGAATATCAAGCAACGATAGTTGTTGAAGAAGAGGAGAAAGTGGAGTAGGTTAACACTGTATTTCAAATTCTCCTTTTTTGGGCACGTGGATTGCTGCGGAAGGACCGTAACATGCAATATTGGTACCATGTTGCATTGGCATACGTAGGCACTGTAACGGTAATACATTTTATAGAGATATGTATTCTAAAGAAGCCTATCGTGAATTTTATATGGGAGTATTTCAAGAATGACAAAGATTGAGATAGCTCATATGATTGCCGGCATTGTAATTGGTCATGCATTTTATCTGCTGATTATGTGGCCATTTCTTAAAAAGTACTATAAGAAATATATGGATGATTTTGAGAAGTGGCTGACTAAGTAAATTAAATTAGGGTTAACACAGTCCTGATTGAGGCCCCGAGAAATCGGGGTCTTTTTATTGCTAACATGCTCCTTCACAAGTAGAGTTATCCCGTGTTTCATTTTACCTCTTTTTTTGCCCCAGACTGATCTGATCAATCTGGGGCAATTTTTTTGTATGCAAAACATTGTGAATATCACCTAAAATGTGGTAGATCTATAGGTGCTTCATTACTTATCCTTTTTTAGCCGGAGCACTTACTACTCAGTGTTCCGGCCTTTAAAGGGCGTGAACCATTAAAATAGGATAGTAGACTATGGCACTTTTTCCAGAACTGGGCCCCCAATATTATGATGAGAAAGACAAAGAGATTAAGCAGCGTATGGAGCATTTTTACGCTGAAAGCATCAGTATAAATCAAACTTATTGGCAAGAAGCTGATACTGATACTCGTTTTGAAGCTGGGGATCAAACTCTGTGGAATGAACTTTATGGGAACTTACCGGCAACACGCCGTAGACAGTTTAATTTTAACCGTATACGGCGTGTTATCAATATGATAAACGGCTATCAGCGCAAGAATCGTAAGTCTATAATAGTTACTCCAGTAGAAAATGGTGACATGGAAACTGCTGACCAATTCACTAAAATATTTATGTGGCTTAATCAGCGTGAAAGCATTCTAGAAACTGTTTCAGAGGCATTTCATGGAGCGCTTGTTTCTGGCATGAATCTCTTACAAGTTTGGATTGATTATCGCAATGATCCTATATCTGGTGATATAAAAGTTGATAACTGTTCATATAACAGCTTTTTAATTGATCCTTTCTTTAGGAAAAAAGATTTATCTGATTGTAATGGTTTATGGAAGCGTACATTTGTAACAAAGCGTGAAGCTATTTCTTTATTGCCGGAGCGAGAAGAAGAGATACTTGGTCTTCCCGTTAATGATTCCCGAGACGGCAAGTTTCAGTTCATGCCTGAATCTTATGACTTCTCAAAGTCCAATTTTTTGACGTACGATGAATTTTATTATAGAGATTATCGAACTCAGCGTATGTTAATTGATCCACAAAGTGGTGAGTCATTCGAATGGCAAAGTGACGATGAAAAGTTAAAGAGGTTTTTGTCTTTTTACCCTCAAATTCAGGTTGTAGAAAGCGAAGTGCCGACTGTTAAACTGGCAATCGTGGTACAAGGACGCGTCTTGTATGATGGAGCGAATCCTCTTGGTATAGACACCTATCCGTTTGTTCCAGTTCTCGGTTATTATGCACCACAATTGCCTTATTTCCCTTGGCGTGTGCAAGGGGTTGTGCGAGGTTTACGTGATGCTCAGTACTTATATAATCGGCGTCGTATCATTGAGCTTGATATTTTGGAGTCTCAAATTGCTTCTGGATGGAAATATAAGGAAAACGCCTTAGTTGATCCGAAAGATGTATTTTTATTTGGCCAAGGGCGAGGTTTAGCGCTTAAAGAAGAAGCTAACATGACTGATGTTGAGCAGATTCAGCCGCCACAGGTACCGCCATCAATGATTCAGCTCTCAGAGCTCCTAGCAAAAGAGATTCAAGAAGTTTCTGGTGTAAACGAAGAATTATTAGGATCTGCTGTTGATGATAAAGCCGGCATATTATCTATGCTTCGCCAAGGGGCAGGTCTTACTACTTTACAAATACTGTTTGATCAGCTTGATTCGTCCCAAAAGCAGTTGGGCAAAATATTGTTACAGCTGGTGCAGAAAAATTTCACGCTCGGTAAAGTTAAACGCATCATTGAAGAAGAGCCAACGCGACAGTTTAAAGATAATCTTTTTGGCCAATATGATGCAGCGATTGAAGAAGGACTAAATACGACTACTCAGCGTCAAATGCAGTTTGCACAGCTCTTGCAGTTGCGTGAGGCTGGAGTGCCGGTAAGTACAAATGATCTTCTTGAAGCGGCTACTATACAGAACAAGAAAAAGATTCTTGAGAATGCTCTTCGTCAGGAGCAACAACAACAAGAGGCAGCGCAGAAGCAAGCTGAGCTACAGCTTAAGGAAGTTGAAGCACGTACCAACTTAGCGAATGCACGAGCACAAGCTGATCAAGGGCTTGGTATAGAACGATTAAGTCGAGTAAGAGAGAATCAGGCATTAGCAGTTGAACGTAGAGCTGAAGCTGAGAAAGATAGGCAGCTTGGTACATTGCATATGGTTGAAGCTATGAAAGAGCTTGAAGATATTGATTTGCGTCAGCTAGAAAAATTATTAGCGCTTGCAAATATGTTAAAGCAGCGCGAGAATGAGAATGCCGAAGAGCCGGTTGTTCAGCAGCCAGAAATCGGTAGTTAGAGATATTATTCATCTTGTGACAAAATGTCACAGTTTCTACCAAAGGAGAGCCACATGGCTAAAAAGAAATACTATAATGACAGCCGCATGGAAAAAGACGTTATGATAAAAGAAGATCGTAATGCTCCTGCTAACTTACCACAAAATGTAGTACATAAGATGTATCCATCAGCAGATGATTATCGCATGTTCGATCTAAACGATAATATTCATGGTGTAGATGCGCAAATGTATCAAGATTCTAAGGGTGGCAAAAAAGGTAAATACCCTCAAAAATATTAGGGAATATAATGCCTGCAATGTTGCGTACTTCAAAAAAAGCGCAGAAGTTAGCGGAAGAGCTTTTAGGGTTGCCGCAGAATATGCGTAAGAAAAGAAAGAAACGTAAGCGTAAAGCAGACGAAGAAATTGATTATCAAAATACAATGCGTATGCGATAGTCATAGACTATAATTAGTCATAATGTGGCACGGATGATCATCCGTGCCTTTTTTTATCCTATTGATCCACTATCTTCATTACATTCTTGGCAACTTGTCACCAATGGTACAATAACTGAAACTACAGTAGTTATACCAGCTATAGCACTAGCAGCTAACTTATAGCGTTCTTGTCGCTTCTTTGCAGCAGCTTCTTCTTCTGCACGATGAGCTAACTCTCGTATAGCCCAAGAGGCAAGTTCGCCACGTATTTCTTCTGATGGTTGTTCATCATCGATAGTTTTAGCACAGCGAAACATTTTTGTTCTATCTTCAAGAATTTCATCGTGCTTTGGAGATTTCCTCAATGCTTTTGTAAATTCACGCTCTCCTTTTTCGCCACCCAAATTTATACATGATCCTACCCTTCGAGCGACTTCTTGTGATTCTCGCTTAGTAAATTTAGGTCGATCATGATCCATGCCATTATTAAGAGTCGAAAAAAAAATAAGGCTTGCGTACATGATAAGCCTTTTCATTTTAGATCAAGAGAATTAGATAGTTTCTTAAGAAGAGAGTTTCGCTCTTGAGTGCGCTCAGGAGACTCATTAGGAGATCCCTTTAAGAGAGAGCGTATAGCATTTTCTGATGTTTTATCATGAACATTTAAAAGAGCGCATGCATGACGTGTTAATATTTCAGTAGGTCTTTGATTATCCATTTGTATAGTAATCGCTTCTTTATTTTCTAACTCCATAGATTGAATCGTCTGAGCTATAACAAGGCTAGAAAAAATGATAAAAAGATGCTTAGATACCATTGTACTCCCTTGGGATTAAAAAATGAGATTTTTAAGTTATCATAGCGCGAAGGAGCGAAAAATGGAAAACAAAAAACGCCAAATGAAAAGAGAAAAAGCAGCTGCTGAAAGCATAGCTTTTAACTTTGCTGCTGGCAGAAATGCCTTTATTCGATCAGTTGATTCATGGCCTGTAGATAGCTTAAATAATGCGTTCATAGTTGAAGCACCACAGCGTAAAAAAGGTTCATTGGTAACCGAAGGATAAATAATGGCAAGAAAAAAAGGACCAGTTGCTAAAAAGAAGCAGCGTAAGATTCGTAAAGTTATGGAAGAATTTGCCGAAGGAAAATTGCCATCTGGTTCAAAAAAAGGACCGAAAGTGCGCAAACGTAAGCAAGCGATTGCCATAGCATTGTCAGAAGCAGGAGTCTCTAAAAACAAGAAAAAAAAGAAAAACAAAGAGAAATAATGACACGAGATACAGTTGGTAAGATATCAACAGAGCTGAAAAAAAATGCGCATGAAAATACGCATAGCGCAGAAGAGCAGATGCGAGAGCAGCTCAGTGATTATGAATCTAATGTTGCTCAAGCAGTTAGTCGAGGTAAAAGCAACCATACTGATGATTTTTTTGTAGTTGTACTTACCAAAAAAGAGCGGCTAATGGATAATGTGTTGCGTAATTATTTTTTTACGCGAAAAACATGTCCTACACCAGAATATGATCAAATTGTATATCAATACCATAGAAAAACTGATAGATTAGAGTTTTTATGGGTAGTGCCGTCTAAGCATACGTGTCAAATGTATAAGCAAAATAGGCTTGATATACCACAGGAAGAATGGGAACTTCTCAAGTATGTTTTAGCATTTGAAGATGGTGAGCTGCTTACAAGGAGTAAGAAGTTAAATAACGAACAAAGCAAAGGGAATATGGTATGTCAGAACAAGAAATACACGATACCGAGCAAGAACACTCAGAGCAAGTTGATAATCAGCCCGTAGCTAATCAGGAGACAGTTGAAGAGTCTCCAGTTCAAGCAGAAGCATCAGCAAAAACAAAAGAAGAGCTTGCAGCTGAAAATTGGCGTAAAATTCGTGAGCGCAATCAAGAATTAGAAAAACAAAATAAAGAAGCAATGCAACGTTTAGCTGAAATAGAAGCTAAATCGAAGAAAAAAGAACTTGATCCAGATGATATACCATCATGGCGTGATGTGAATGAAGCATTGACTGAAATTAAAGTAAAAACTGACTTTCCTGACTTTGATCGTGTTGTTAATCAAAGCACATTGAGCAAACTTAAAGAACAGGATCCTGATTTAGCTATGATGATCTATAATAATAAAGATCTGTATAGTCAATCGGCAGTAGCATATCGTGCTATTAAGAAGTTAGGTATATTTAACGAGCAATCTGAACGTGATAAAGCAACTATACAGAATAATCGTAGCAAGCCACGCACTGTAACAAGCATGAGTCCACAAGAAGGACCATCTGGACCTCTCTCACATGCCAACGCATTTGCTCAAGGGTTAACACCAGACCTGCAAAAACAACTACTGAAAGAAATGAACGATGCGCGTAAAAAACATTAGTATATGTATCATTGGTATATTGTTATCTTTATCATCATTTGCTGGGGACTGGTGGCATGTCTACTATGTTTTAAAGCATTGTAATAAGCATATATTACGCTCTAGTAATCAATGTCATGCAAAATTAACTGCTATAAATGAAAAAGCCATGAAAGATCAATGGCTTACTGCTTTTTCTGTGAACTCTAAGCATTTATTTTCAGGAGCTCCTGTATTGACAACTATTGAAGGTCAAAGTGAGCGTATGAAAGTTATATGCGCTATTCAACCAGATATAGCCGAAGTTAAAATCGATATACTTTCTGACTCTCTTGCTTTTGATCGTAAACAAGTTGGAGAAGAAGCAAAAAGACAGTTTCAAGCTTGTACTGTACAGCAAGCTACTCAATATCATGATTTAGATTAATTATAAGTATCTATTAAGCGGTCAGTAATAGAAATATTGCTGACCGCTTTTCTTTATGTTATGAATTGTAGTGGCTGTATCGCCCCATCGCCAGGGCATGGCTGTATCGTCCCATCGCCAGGACATGGCTGTATCGCCCCATCGCCAGGGCACGGCTGTACAGGTTCTCGCCAAACCATAGTTGGATAGCTCGATCTCTTCAGAGATTGGGTATTTATTGTTGTTCAATAAGGAAAAACTATGGCAGTAACTACTTCCTCAGTTTTACCAGCTCCAGTTCAACAAAGCTTTAGTTATAAGCTGTTGTCTGTGCCGGTACCAAACATGATTCATAAAATCCCTGCTATGAAGAAGAATATGCCTCGTAATGGTGGTACAACTCTTCGTATGCGTCGGTATAATGCGCTTAATACTGCGCTTGTTCCTTTGGGGAATTCTGGTGTAACTCCACCAGCACAACAACTCACTGCAGTTGATATTGATGCTAAGATCGATTTCTACGGAACTTATGTTCAGCTTAATGAACAGGTAACGTTGCAAAACCAAGATCCTGTACTCAATGAAGCAGCTGCTCGTTTGGGTGTTTCTCTTCGCCAAACTGAAGATGAACTTACGCGTAACATGCTTGCATCCACTGCTAGTGCAATTAACTGCACCGGTGGTGTAAATGGTGATACGCCAACTGAAATTACTCGTTCTGATGTTGATGGTATTGTTCGCACGCTACTTGGTAACGATGCATATACCATTATGGATAACATCGAAGGTGAAGATAAGTTTGGCACAGCACCAGTTCGTGATGCATATTTTGCGCTATGCTCAACTTCATTGACCGGTGATCTGGATAACGTTCCTGGGTTTATTCACAAGAATCAATATCCTGCACCAAACCAAGCGCTTCGTTCTGAATGGGGTGCAATAGGTAACCTTCGCTTCCTCGTGTCATCTATTGGTTCAGTAAGTGCTAATTCTTCTAATAGCGGTAACGATGTATACAACATCTTCTGCGTTGGTATGGAAGCATATGCATGTATTGAGCAAGATGGCTATAGTGCACAGTTTATTTATAGGCCACCTATATATGATGGACCACTAGCACTTAATGCTAGCGTTGGTTATAAGTTCGCAGAAGTACCGCGAATAACCAATGATCTGTGGGTACTCAACTTGCGTGCAACACTTGCATAAAGGAGGAGCTCATGGGAAATCTAATTCAATCAGGAACTTTTGTTTCAGATGGAAATGCTAAAACACTACAAATACGTTCTGATGTTGACTATATGGAAGTAGTTAACTTCACCAATGCTGGAGCTACTGGCGATGATGGATGTGTTTTTAAGTGGTGGCGTGGTATGGCTGAAGGCGCAGCTGTTTATGAGTTCAAAAGCGGCGGTGGAAACACGCTGAATATGGGCACACTTAGTAGCGGCGGCTTTTCTTTAGTTAACAGTTCAGATAATGCATTAAGTCCTGCTGTTGCTATAACTGCTGCAACTAACGTTACTTCTCCTGTTATTTCAACTGGAGATACTAGTAACTTAGTAGATGGTAGCATTGTGCGTCTTAGTGGTGTAACAGGATCTCTTGGTCTTAGCGGCCTTGATTTCTCTATCGATACTATTAGTGCTAATACTAGTTTTGCAATCTCTGCAGTGCTTGCTACTGCTCAGGGATCAGCTGGTACAGCTGGTAGCTATCGACGAGTAAAATATGATCCATTGTATTACCCACAATATCGCTATATTGCTAATATCACTCAAGCATCATCTGCAGTAGTGACATTAACGGTTCCTTCAGGATACAAAGTTGGACAAAAAGTTCGCTTTAGCGTTCCTGAAAGTGTTTATGGCATGACAGAAATGGACGGCCTCTTGGGTACAATTACTGCGGTAAATGATGCTCTAGGCACTCAATCTATTACTGTTGATATTGATTCTAGTGGATTTAGTGCTTTTGCATTCCCTACTTCAGCACAAGCAGCAAGCCCTCTAAGCAAAGCTATTGTATCTCCAGTTGGCATGGATACTGCGCAGGCTATTTCTAGCTCTGTTGATCAGTTGAGTGATGCTACTGATAACGTTGGATACCTTGGCATGTTGCTAGGTGGTGGCGCAAGTGCACCAGGTGGAGCATCAAGTGATGTTATGTACTGGAGCGCATACAAATCTGAATTAAGACAGGCTTCATAGTCTAGTGGGGGGACTTTTGTCCCCCCAATTATAGGAGTATACATGGAAAAACAAACGCACATTAAGTCAAAAGATAGTAAAAAATCAATAAATTATAAGCGCGATAAGAATAGAGAAAAAGTTAAAGGAATGTTCAAGTTTTATGAAGTTCCTGGTGGCACTCTAAGTTTTGTTTTTAAAGAGTTTAAAGGCGACCAAATTGAAAAATATACTATGGTTGATGGCCAAGTATATGAAGTACCATTGGGTGTAGCAAAGCATCTTAACAAAAATGGCTGGTACCCCGTGCATCACTATAAGCAAGATGATGCTGGAACTCACATGCGCGTCGGAGAAAAAGTACACCGTTTTGGTTTCCAAAGTTTAGATTTTGTGGATATCGATGAAGTCGCCCCAGAAAAAGAACTCGTGACAGTAGAGCGTGTAATCTAAAAAACGGTTACCAACGGTGCAACAAATATGCTATGGTACCCGTAATCAATTAGGAGATTGTTATGGCAGATTCCACGCTTGATGCGATACGGACAAAAGTAAGAAGATTGACACGTACGCCGTCACAAAATCAGATGACGAATGATACAATGGATGAATATATAAACACATTTGTGTTATATGATTTTCCTGAGCATCTGCGTACCTTTACTTTGCGTACGCGCACATCTTTTTTTACAACGCCCTATGTAGATCAATACCCTGCTGGATTCTTCCCTCTAACAGATTTTCCAAACAAGTACATAAATGTATTTGCGCCAGTATATGTATCGGGTTATAAAGCATTTTACTCTCAGTCTCCTGAGCAATTTAATAACATTTATCCTCTCAATCGAACTGAGGAAACTATTGGAACAGGAGATGGTGGAACCACTACTTTTAGCGGTACACTTACCAATACAGCACTTGCTAGCATGAATGTAGCATTTAGTTATTATAATAGTGGCGGAGACTCAGAGTCATTTAAAGATGCGACAGTTCGAGCAAATGATGGACCAGCACCTATCGGTAATCTATATACAGATGCAACATATCCAAGCACACCACCATCAGCAGCTATAGCAAATTCAGTTAACTATGATAGTGGTACTTATAGTATTACATTTGATACTGCACCTGCATCTGGAACTTCTATTAAAGCTCGCTATTTAGCAGTTAATGCAGCGAGACCGGTAGCTGTACTGTATTGGAATAATACTTTTACATTGCGCCCAGTTCCTGATGATGTATATGAAGTAGTTATGGAAGTTGATAGACAGCCTTCAGAATTACTTTCAGATAATCAAAGTCCAGAAATTGAGCAATGGTGGCAGTATATTGCATATGGTGCATCTAAAAAAATATTAGAAGATCGTATGGATATAGAAACAGTCGCTAAAATTATGCCTGAATTTAAAATGCAAGAGCGATTAGCTCTGCGTAGAACATTAGTACAAAATACATCTCAACGCACTCCAACAATCTATACTGAGCAAACATCGCTTGGTGCAGATTTTGATAACTTTAATGGATTGGTATGATTGCAGTATTATGGGATTCTATTTTAAAATGGTTTAAACCAAAAAAAGCGCAAAAACCTAAAAAGAAACGGATGACAGTACAGCCGGTTATTGCCGAGAAAAAGAAAACAACAACAAAGGGTAAAGTAAAAGCTGCTATGCAGTGTAGAAAGAGAGAGCGTAATGGCGTATAAAAATAATATTCCACAGCCAACAGATCGCTTAAAAGATTCTCAAGGTGATTTGCTTAATAACTTTGCGTCTATTAAGACGTCATGGGATGAGAATCACGTTACTTTCGATGATGCAAATACAGGCAAGCATAAATTTATTACTTTTCCTGCACAAGGATCAGCACCCACTTTTGGGGCCACCGAAAATGGTCTTTATAATAGATCATCTACCGTTTCAGCTTCAAATGAAATATATGTTCAAAAGAGCTCTTCTTATTATCCAATGACTGCTAAAGGCGGTGAACTTGTTGGCACTAACCCAAGTCAAGGATGGGCTTTCATGTCTAGTGGCATGATTATGAAATGGGGTGAAACAGCACTTTCTGCCAATACTAAAACAACGGTGACTTTTACAACAGGTGCTACATATCCCGCATTTAATGCTGCTCCAGTCTCAATTATAGCGCAACCGACAAGTTCAAGTCCTAATAATAGCATGGTAGTAGTTGTGTATCGCGGAGGCAGTGATGATCCTACAGCTCTAGATTTTAAAATGTGGTGTAATCAAGCAGTAACAGTTCGATGGACTGCCATAGGTATTGCTGGCCCAACAGTTCTGTAGGAGATTAATGTGGCAAAAGGACGTTTTTTAGTCGCACCGTTTGATTCTGGTCTTGTTGAAGATAAGCGTCCATGGCTCATTCCTGAAGACGCATTTGAAACAATGGATAATGCATATGTATTCAGAGGGCGCGTTCGTAAACGACCTGGAACTACACTTCTTAATGACGGAACTTCTGCGCGTGAAGCTGATACAGAACAAATATCTTCTCGTTTGAGAATTTCAGTCGGCACAACAGATGGTAATGGTGACCTTACAGACTTTGTTCCACTTGATGGAGGAAGCCCTATTACAGCAAATATAGGCTCTATGTTCTCTATTGGTAACTATCTATATACAGTCTATCAAGCTACAGGCGATATGTATGATACTAATACAGCATCACCAGCAACTACAGCCACATTTAATACTACGACTGGAGAGTTTGTATTTGAAGGAGCAGAATCATCTGCTACCGTCTATTTTTACCCAACAGAACCAGTTATGGGCATAGTTCAGTATGAAACAATACTGGTAAACGATGAGCCAACATACACATTCGATACAAAATTTGCCTATCAATACGCTAGTAATGGCTGGTTACGTTTAGGTACGGCATTTTGGAATGGATCAGATAGTGATTTCTTTTGGGGGCGTGTATGGCGTGGAATAAATGCTAATGAGCGCTATCTTTTTGCTACAAACTTCTTTTTTGGATCTACATTAAACGACTCAGATCCAATAAGATACTGGGATGGTACTTCATGGACTGATTTTAGACCAGTATTTTCATCAACAGTGGCTACCAATACTATTCTGCAGGCACGTGTGATACTACCATTCAAAGATAGACTTGTATTAATGAATGTTGTTGAAAATACTGGTGCATCACCAGGATCAAATACACAGTATGGTAATCGTATTCGTTTTTCACAGAATGGTAGTCCAGTAGAATCAGATGCATGGTACGAAGATATTGCTGGAAAAGGCGGATATGTTGATGCGCCCACTCAAGAAGCAATTATAAGTGCTGAATTTGTACGTGATAGGCTTATTGTATTCTTTGAGCGATCTACTTATGAGCTTGTTTATACCGGCAACGAAATTCTACCGTTTCGCTTTCAAAAAATTAATGACGTACTTGGGGTAGAGTCAACATTTTCCGTAGTGCAATTTGATAACTATGTTGCAGGTGTTGGCGATGTAGGCATTCATGCTGCTTCAAGCACAACAGTACAACGTATAGACAACAAAATTCCTGATGTAGTATCCACTATACAAAATGATAATAACGGCGCAAAACGAGTGCATGGTATTCGTGATTACTATGGTGAATTGGTATATTGGAGCTATATGGAGCTCAGCACTACATTTCCTGATAGAGTGCTTTTGTATAACTATAGAAATAATACTTGGGCAAAACTAGATGATACATTCACTGCATTTGGCTACTTCAATAATCAAGGAGACCGAGTGTGGCAGGCAGAGTTGGATGCTTGGGAGATGCTTGATGCTCCATGGAATAGTGGAACACTCAATAAAGGACAATTGTCTACCATAAGTGGTAATCATCAAGGATATGTGCACTTTATTGATATAGATAAAAATTCTAATGATCCTTCAATGCAAGTGACAGCTGTTACTACTCCAGATACATTAACAGTATACAATCATAATCTCAGAACAGGTGATTACATACAGCTAGAAAACTTGAATGGAATAACATTGCTTGATGCTAATGGTAATCCAACAACTATTACACGTATTTTTGCATTGCTTGATGAAAATACGATACAGATTGATGGTACTAATCCTATGTCAGGAACATATGTTGGAGGAGGTACGGTTACACGACTATCTCAGCCATCGATATATACCAAGCAATATAATTTTTATATTAAAGATGGATATAGCTTTGATGTAGATAAAGTTGATATTCAGTCAGATGTAACATCATTGGGATCAATTGCAGTACAGTGGTTTATTAATGCAGCTGATCAAGGAACACCTCTTGGAGAGCAATCTTTTGAGACATATCCATTATTTGAATTCTATCCATATGAACTTTTTAGTGAGCGAGTATGGCGTACTATTTATCCAGAAGGTGAAGGGCAGTTTGTACAATTTAGGTATTTTCTAAATGATACACAGATGCGCGATGTGGATTCTGTTATTTCACCATTTACTCTTCATGCGTTCATCTACTACGCATCTCCTACGCGAGATAGATTAGAATAATCAACTCTTGATATATTCAAGTACCACATAAGTCGTAGTATATCCGGCATAAGCACTAGTCGTTGTAATAGTTACATTCGTGGCATCAGCGCTCAGCTTTATGTCTTGATTAGGAATCGGTACAAATGCAGTTCCTGGATTAGTAGAGCAACCATACATGCGTGTAAAGCTCCAATTGCTATCTATGGTGAGTCCATGAGCTACCGAAGTGGTTCCAGCATTTGGTAATGTGCCAAAGTTAATTACTTTTCTAAATACGTTTCTAAATGTTGGTGTTTGCGCAGTGGTAGAAGAAAGTGAAGTGTTAGGAAAATAAAGCTGACTATTGACGAACTCCTGTAATACGTAGTAGCCAGTATCTTTTAGGTTCAGAAGAATGTTTATATCATTGATAGTGCGCGTTAATATATTAAGAAACTCTTTAAACTCATCACTAGTAACATCAATTTGCTCAATAAGCGATGGATCAAATATTTCCGTAGTAGAGACATAGGCTCCCGGTCCTAACTGATCTGGATATGAACGTGCCATTTCTCTCCTTTACATTCCATGATATATTCGTGTTATATTTAACATATAATTGTTTTACTGTTAAATAAATGGGAAAGAGTATGCCAAGTGTATCTGAATTCTTTTTGGGAACTCCTCAACGCGTTCAACAAATGTCTCGATTAGGACCAGAGCAACAACAGGCCCTTTCTCAGGTATTAGGACAGCTTGGACCCGCTCTGGATGGCGCTGACTTTGAAGGGATTGCGAATCAAGCTCGTCGTGGATTTCAAGAACAAACAGTCCCTACTATTATGGAACGACTTACTGCTCTGGGTGGTGGAAGATCAAGTGCAGTTGCTCAGCAATTAGGTGCAGCCGGTGCTGGACTTGAGTCACAATTAGCTGGTCAACGTGGTCAGTTTCAACAACGAAACTTACAAACACTTCTTGGTGCAGGGCTACAACCCCAAATGGAAAATGTAATACAGCCTGAGCAAATGGGCCTTCTTCAAGCACTTCTTGTTGCACTTGGTGGTGGTGTAGGTCAAGGCCTAGGATTAACAGGATCTGCAGGTTTTGGTGCATTAAGAAATTTATTTTAAGGATTTGAAATGGCTATAATACTAGATCGTCCCGGTTTCGGTGCTCAACTTGGAACGTCACTTGGTGGCGGTTTGGGAAAAGCATTTGAAGCCTTAGCTAGTCAAAAACTAGAAGATATGCAGCGTCGTTCTCAGCAACAACGCCAAGCGCGTGGCCTACGTGCTCTCTTTCCTGAAGGACAAGCAGAGCAATTAGCTGAGTTTGATCCGTTAGTTTTGCGTGAAATTTTAAAACAGCAACTTCCAATGATGCAAGAAGCTAAGCTTTCATCTCTTGTAGAAAATATTCTTGGGGGAGTTGAAGGTGATATGCCTGCTCAAATGGATCAATCGGAAGAAGTTTCGATTACCGAAAAACCTGGAATGGTTGAAGAGCGTGTAAAAGAAACAGTTAAACCAACTGCTCCTGGAGCGTTAGCGGCACAGGGAATTGAACGTTTAGAAGAAGCCTTAAAGCGTCCTGATATGCCAGATTCACAAAAAGCACGCCTAAGAGCTAAAATAGAAGAGCGCCAAGATCGTTTTGATAAACAACAGGATGCTATAGATAAAAAAACATCAGCTTTTGCAGAAAAAATTAATACTGATTACGAAGCAGCGCAAGCTGGTGATCAACGGTTAGGTCGCATGAGAGAGCTGATCAATAGTGGGCAACTAACTAATCCTATGTGGGCAAGTTTGCTTGATACAGCAGAGAATTTTATACCTGTATTAGGCGTCGGACTTAATCTTAAGGGCTCTTTATCACCTGAATCACAAGAGTTTGACAAGCTTTCTAAAGATTTTCTTAAAGATGTTAAGAAGGTTTTTGGGGCGCGTGTAACACAACAAGAAGTGCAACAATTTCTCAAAACTATTCCTACACTATCACAAAGTGATGAAGGAAAGTTGCGTGTTCTTCACAATATACAGCTCTTTAATGAAGCATCTTCAGCAAAGAAAAAAGCATTTGATGAAATCTTAAAGGAAAATAAAGGTTTTAGGCCGGCTAATATAGAACAGCTAGTACAAAATCGCGCTAAAAAAGACCTTGATAAGATTGCTGATAAGTTTAAAGCAGGATTTGAAAATCGCGAAATAGAAAAAAGTCCAGAAACGCGTAGTCCTGAAGAACTTGAAGCATTACGTCGTAGAAATGAAGAGCAGATAGCTAAGTGGCAACAACAACAGCAACTAGCTCAGCAATCAGGATTCAACCCTTTACGTGGATTACTTCAGACTTTACGCGGTTTTTAGTCGAACATATTTCTAATAAAGCAAATACCGTAAAATATTATCCATATAGGTATAGCATACATAATTGAAACTAACGCTAGTGTTAGTAATGCTGCTATTGGTTGTAAAATTTCTATCATAGTTACTCCATTTGAGGTTTAATATACTTCTTATCAAGCATGATACGCTCGATTAGCGCATCTGTTACATATTTCATCATCGTTTCATTACGATAAGCTGCCATTGCTTTTGCCTCCATATGTACATCACGAGGTAACCTAATTAGCATCTGGCTTTCTTGCTGTTTTTCGTTTTGTTTACGCATGTTTCTTTCTTTTTAATGATTTTACAAAATATAAAACGTACCGGGGTCAACCAAACCCCGGCACTTGTAAGCAGTGCCTTTCCCACTGATATCAAGATATCATGCTATCATGACTTTGTCAAATCTGTTGCTATTATCGGTATATTGTAGTGTGCTGTGAGGTGTAATGATAAAAACTTTACTAGGAGAAAGTTATGGCAGTTAGAGGACGTAAAAATCAACAATCGTATGGCTTATCTGAGCCTACGGTAAGACATATTCCTCGGCCGATTATCGCAAATCGTGCGCCAACTACTTCAGATCATGCGCCATTAGGGCAGATTTGGGTAGATAAGGCTGATCAGTCTATTTATATGTTGGCAAAAATTACTGCTAATGCAGCTAATTGGACAACTTCACCAGCTTCAGGTGTTGGGTCATTTACATCGGCAACTATTAATCCTGGTGATGTAACAGTCACAGCAGGAGATGTAACAATTTCTGCAGGTGATTTAGATGTAACTGCGGGTGATACTACCCTTGGTGGTGCATTGACAGTAGCAGGCACCGTTACTTTGAATGGTGATATTGATTTTTCTAGTGCACAGCTTATTGATTTTGTATCAACACTTGATGCTGCGCCTTCAATTTTGCTTCATGCGAACGGTGGTACCAGTGAGCAGATTTACTTGCATTCTGATCAAGGTACAGCGGTTAATTCAATTCTTTTGGGGTCTGATGTTGGTGGTATTACACTTACCTCAGGATTGGCTTCAGCAGATGCGATTAATCTTACTGCATCTGACGCCGCGGGAGGAATCGATGTTGACGCTGGGACTGGCGGTGTTATCGTGGATTCTACTGGTGCTATTTCTTTGGATGGTGCTGCCGCTTCTAATTTTAGCACATCGGGCGCGGGTATAGATTTAACCTTAGCGAGTGCTGCAGGCAGAGTAATAGTTGAAGCAGGTGAAGATGCTGCTCAAGCTATTTATCTTCATGCTGATGCAGGAACTTCTGAAACTATTTATATTCATAGTGATCAAGGTACTGGCGCAGATAGTGTCAATATTGCATCTGATGTTGGTGGTATTACTTTGGATGGTGGCGTTGCTTCTGCGGATGCTATTAATCTTGTGGCATCAGACGCGGCTGGTGGTATCGATATTGATGCTGGGACTGGTGGTGTTATTGTTGACTCAACAGGAGCAATTAGTCTTGATGGTGCAGCAGCTTCTAACTTCTCAGTTTCTGGCGCAGGTGTTGATTTAGATCTTGCTTCTGCTGCTGGTCGTATTATAGCAACTGCTGGTGAAGATGCCGCTGATGCTATCTACCTTCATGCTGATGCAGGAACTTCTGAAAAAATTCGTTTGCATGCTGATCAGGGTACTGCAGCGGATTCTGTTGAGCTTGAATCAGATGATGGTGGTATCACTTTAACTGCAGGTCTTGCTTCAGACGATGCTATTAACCTTTCTGCTTCAGCTGGTGGTGTAGATATCGATGGTGCTCTGCAAGTAAATATTGCGTCATCTGAAGATGCCGCTGATGCACTTGTATTAAGTTCTTCAGCTGGTGGTATTGATATTCTTGCTGTTGGTGAAGCTGGTCAAGATATAGATATTTCTAATACTGGCGGATCAGTAAATCTTGTAGCTACGGAAGATGATGCTCAAGCTATATATATCAGAGCTAATGGGGGTACTTCAGAAGCAATTGATATCCATTCAGATCAGGGTACAGGCGCGGCTTCAGTCTATCTCCATTCTGATGTTGGAGGGGTTACTCTTGATGGTGGAGTTGCCTCTGCGGATGCTATCAATATTGTGGCTTCTGATGCAGCTGGTGGTATTGACATGGATGCTGGCACTGGTGGCGTTATTGTCGACAGTACTGGTGCTGTTTCGCTTGATGCGGCGGCAGCTTCCAATTTTAGTACGTCAGGTGCTGGAGTTGATCTTACTCTAGAAAGTGCCGCTGGTCGTGTTATTGTTAATGCTGGCGAAGATGCAGCTCAAGCAATCTATCTCCATGCTGACGCAGGTACCAGTGAAACAATCCATATTCATAGTGATCAGGGAACCAGTGCTACTTCAATCAACGTTGCTTCAGACGTTGGTGGTGTTACCGTATCTTCAGGGCTTGCTTCTGGTGATGCTATCAATCTTACGGCATCTGATGCAGCTGGTGGGATTGATGTTGATTCAGGAACCGGTGGATTTATCCTCGATACGACTGGTGCCATTTCTCTTGATGCGGCGGCAGCTTCAAACTTTACTGCTACAGGTGCATTTGATGTTACAGTATCTTCTACTGCAGGATCAGTTGTTATCGATGGTGGTGAAGCTGCTAGTGATGCTGTACAAATAGATGCATCTGATGCAGCTGGTGGTGTAGCAATAACTTCAGGAACAGGTGGAATTTCACTTGCTTCTGGAGGTTTTTTAAGTGCTACTGATGCAACAGCTACTGCAGCATCTCCAACTGCTGCGGTTACTATTGATGCTAATCTTGGTACTGCAACATTTACTGGATTTACAACAGCATCTGCAGGATCACAAACATTTACAGTCAATAATAGTCTTGTTTCAGCTACTTCAGCAGTTCTGGCAACAGTAACTAATATTGGCTCGAATGATGCTCAAATGACATTGCAACGTGTTAAACAAACTTCAGGCGCTCTGGAGTTTTATACCAAAAACAATGGTGCTGCGGCGCTAAATGGTAACGTTGTTATTACGTTCTGGGTATATAACGCATAATATATAAAATATAGTTGGGAGTGCTATTGAGCGCTCCCAACTTTTTAATGACGCAGCTACCAATTCATGGTAGTTTTCAAAATATTTTTACCACAACAAAGGAGTTACTATGTCAAAATTACAATCAGATGTACGTGTTGTTGTTGAAAAAGGAGAACGCGAGTATTCTTTTTCTATGCCACAAGGTTCACCATGTGGAGAGGCGTATGATGCGTGCTTTGATGTTTTGAAGAAAATATTAGAAATGGCTCAAGAGTTGGCTCAAAAAGCACAACAACAAAGAAATGAGCCAGCAGAAGAAGAAAAAGAAAATAAATAACACTAAGAAAGGAGAGTAGATGGCTTCAAAAAATAGATTAGCAATTGATCCCGTTAGTACGAAAGATTTTTCTACAATTACAGCTTCATATAGTGTTATGGATGATAATACGCCTACAGCGCATGCTTCAGCATTAACATTAATACAGAATTTCACTGATGTAGCGGTTATGGTAAGTATAGATGGTGTTAATGATCATATTCCTCTTTCTTCTAATGGATTTCTACTATTAGATTTAGATAAATTTATTATTGATAAACAACTATCATTGCCAGTTGGTACAGCATTTTATGCTAAGCAAATTGGTGGTACTGCAGCAACAGCAGGTAAACTATATATAACTACTTTTTATCCTTCAGATTAAAAGGGACGGTGTATGGGATCACAAATTGGCTCTCATGGTGGTAATTCAACCGGAGATGGTCATCCGATAAAAATTATTAATACGGACAGTGGCCCAGGCGCTCAACCTTTGGCTGGTGTAGTCAATGTTGTTGGTGGTACTAATGTTAATACAAGTGATGTTGGTAATAACGCAGTTATCAGCTTAAATGACGATATCACTATCACAAGTGCAGATATAGGAAACGTTTCTGTTTCTGGTAATACCGTTGGAAGTACGACGGGTAATCTTATCTTAGATCCAAATGGTTCTGGGAAAACTCAAGTAAATTATTTAAATCCTAATTCAGTTGCTATACGCGATTCAAATGAATATATAAGCGACATTGGTTCAATGACTGACGGTCAAATACTTATTGGGTCTACAGGTTCTGAGCCAGTAGCATCTACATTAACGGCTGGCAGTGGCATAAGTGTTAGTAATGGTCCAGGCTCAATTACTATATCTTCCCAAGGCAATTCAGCAGCATGTTTTGGTGTTAATAGTTGGGAAAAAATTTCTTATGATGGAACTACGGCACAAGTAATAAATCCAATGGAGCCAAATAAGGGATATGTTTGCAACGCATGGGGAGCAAAGCGTCAAAGTGGTGGGTATAATCTTTATCCTATTCTTATACAGTTACCGCCAACTGATGATTTAAGCGTTGGTGATATAGTATCGGTAGCAGCTGTTGGTGGTGCAGGAGTTCAAATACTGCTGCAAGAAGATCAACAAGTTATTTATAATAATGGTGGTTATGTTAATCGGGTTGTTACACAGTATATGCAGCCATATCCTCTTGTTTATCCTTGGATATTACGACCTTTTGGGTCTTTTTTTAATCAAGTAATACACTTAATGGTCGTCGGAAAGCCATTGCCAGGATATACGCAACGAGCATTAACTTGGTACATTTATAACACTTCATTATTCTGGACAGCCGATAAGTTATTGTCAGGACGTTTAAAAATGGGGCCATTGTAATGTCACAAGCAGGTAAATTTTCATATGATGGATCTGGAAATAATGCACTTTTAACTGTAATACAGACTGATAGCGGTTCTGCTCAAGCAGACTACCAAGGAGTTCTTTTTGGGCTTGGTGGCTCAAATATGAACACTGAGGGCGTATTTAATTCTGTTACTGTTAACTTAGATAATGCGATTACTATTGATCAGATGATAGTAGGTAACCTTGATATGCAAGGAAACACTCTTTCATCAGTTGATGTTGATGGTAATATTATTTTTTCACCTGACGGTTCTGGCAAAGTTAAGTATACAAATTCTTCTGGTGGCTTAGATAATAATGCACCTCTTGTAACTAATGCTTCAAAAGAAACAATTACACCAGCAGTTGGATCATTTACGAATGGCATGACATTGATAGGGTCTACCGGATCTACTCCTGTAGGATCTACGCTTACTGCAGGAAGCGGTATAAGTATTTCTAATAATCCGGGATCCATAACTATATCAAGTACTGGAAGTGGTTCTGAGTCGGGTGGTGTTCTTAATTGGGAAACAATAAATTATGAAGATTATTCTCAGGATACACAGTTTGAGATGTCGCCGAACACAGGGTATATAGTTCGTTGGTGGGGATCGTTTTCTGATCCAACCTTAACACTTACTTTTCCACCAAAAGAAAATTTAACATTTGGAGATGTCTTTTCAGTAGTAGTGCTAAGAGCGGCATCAAATGCTGGAACTGCAACATCAAATCTTTATATTGATCCAACAGTTAATAACTTTCAGGTATTTGCCCCTTATATTATACGTGGCCAAAATCCTTCTGGCATTAGAGCTCCATTTAGACCAGTTATGTCTAATGGGGGGCTTCCATCAATAACTGTTGCATATACAGGAGATGAAAATAATTTTAGTAATCCCGGAATTGGGGTATTAAGTGGGATACACACTATGGGCAGTTGGAAGTACATGCCTTAAGGAGATAAAATGTCGCAGTTAGTAATCAATCATTTTAGTGGCGACCGTCTCCAGCAGTTGCAGCCAGACTCTGGATCTTTGGTTAAGCCTGACAATAATAAGATATTTGTTTTAGGTGGTTCAAATGTTAATACTACTGCTTCAAATAATACTATACGTGCTAACTTAGATGATGCTATTACTATTGACTCAGCAGCAATAGGTAATCTTAATTTCGCTTCTAACACAGTTTCTTCTACAAATACTAATGGAGACATACTTCTTGACCCAACTGACTACATAGAGTTTTGTGATGAAGCATCGAATGCAGCATTATTAGTTAATGGAAGCTCACAGATCACATCTGCTACCATTAACTCAGGGCAATTAATTATTGGAAGCACTGGAAGTGTTCCTGTTGCAGCAGAAATAACAGCTGGGACTGGTATTTCTATTACCAATGCTGCGGGTTCTATAACAATTAGCGCTACTGGCCAAGGCGGTGGTGGTGTTGGATGGAATGATAATGTTTTTACTGGTGCTGAAAATAGAAATATAGAAATGGAGTCAAATCAGTCGTATGTTGCCGATAGTACTATTGCTACGAGGACATCAGGCACTACAAATGTCCCGTATTGTCCACGATATCCGATTTATTATACTGCGCCTTCTAATGATGACTATTCGACTGGAGATTGCTTTCAGTTATTAAATAGAAACATTGGATACTATGCATTTAATGTATCACCTAACCAGGCTTTGGGTACGGTTGCATATCTTAATGGAACCTTTTCTTCGGCTAATTTATTTTCTGCGCGTGGTTATATTGTTACCCGTACAGATCTGCCTTTTCAGCCTGGAGGGCAACCGCGACAGCAAGGGTATCCAAGTAATGCATATAATGATGGATCGTTTTTATGTAACGTTTCTATGCTCTATATAGAAGATGTGACTCACGCCGAACTTCCTGAATATTCTCCATATCAACCTATAATAAGAGAATACCCAAATTATTTAGTGCCATTAACTGTATTAGGAACATATCAGCATTCGGACGCTGGGAATTGTAATAGATAGTAGGATAAAATTATGTCAATTGAATATGCCATAAATAGTCTGGGGATACCGGTATTCCCAATAGCTGTTGATTTTGGAGGTACCGGTGTTTCTGATATTCCACAAAATGCTTTAATGGTGGGAAATGGTACTGATCCGATTCTTACTATAGAGCCAGGTACAGATGGTCAGGTACTTCTTGGTGGTTCAGGATTAATACCAGCGTTTGCTACTTTAACCTCTACGGGTGGTACAGTTACGTTCACGCCTGGACCAAATAGCCTTAATTTAGAGGCAAGTGGTTCAGTTGCTATTACATTTGATGGTAATAGTGGCACTGCAACACCAGTTGCAAATAATTTGGATGTAGTAGTAGATAATTCAACACTGAGCACTTATGCGAGTTCCAGCACTGCAGTCTTTGAAGGTGCAACTAATATATTAAGTTTAAGATTTAGCGACTCGCTCAATAATACTGGTATCGGATTTGAGTCTCTTTCTTCACTTGTAGGAACAGGGGGCTCTAATACAGGATTTGGTTATAGGTCTTTAAAAAATGTGACTAGCGGTGACGATAATACGGCAGTAGGATCACGAGCCGGCCGCGATATTGATGACGGTCTTGATAATACATGTATCGGAAAAGATGCCGGTTTATTGCTTTCTAGTGGTGATAATAACATTCTTATAGGTTCAGACGCTTCGACTGGCTTATTGTCTGGAGATAGAAATGTTGTTATTGGAGTTGGGACTGGTTCGTCTTATGCCGCAGGTGAAAGTAGTAACATTCTGATTTCTAATATTGGTGTTGCATCAGAAAATAATGTTATTCGTATTGGAACAACTGGTACTAGCGCAGGAGAGCAAAGTAGCTGTTATATTGCTGGAATAGAAAGTGTAGATGTTGGAAATGTAGCCGAAGTTGTCACTATAGATTCTGATCAGCTTGGCTCTAAAACACTTACGGCTGGAACAGGTATTACTGTTACAGCAGCAGCTACCACGCTTACAATTGACGCAGCAGGTGGTGGTCTTACGTGGAATGAAGAGACAGGTACTTCAGCTAATATGGCAGTAAATAATGGTTATATAGCTAATAATGCTGCATTAGTAACACTCACACTACCATCAACAGCTGCAGTTGGTGAAATTGTAAGAGTTACTGGAAAAGGTGCAGGTTTGTACAGCATAGCTCAGAATGCAGGACAAACTATCCACTTTGGAACATCTTCGACTACTACTGGAGCAGGTGGATCACTTACGGCAACTAATCAGTATGATTCTATAGAAATGGTGTGTATAACAGCCGATACTGAATGGGTAGTGATATCAGCCACTGGTAATATCGACGTTACTTAAGGAGCTGTTATGGCAAAAGAAAATGCTATTAATAACATTAGCGGTAGCTTAACGATTGACTCGGGTGCAAGCGGCGATAGTTTTGTCCAGTTCGATATCAACGGCACCGGAGAATTTCGCGTAGGATGTGATGATACAGATGATTCATATCGCATTTCACAGGGATCAGCCTTAGGTACAAATGATACATTTGTTGTAACTGATGCTGGTATCATAACGAAGCCATTACAGCCGTCATTCCTTAACATAATCAATGCCGAATCTAATGTAAGCGGTGACGCTACAGCGCATGATGTGGGTTCTGTTACGGCTACAACATCAATTGCTGATCGTGGTAGTGATATGACAGAAGGTGATGGTGCAGGTACCGGAGCAACGTTTACAGCTCCTGTAGCAGGTATTTATCAGTTTTGTTTTGGGTTGCAGATAGATATAGATGCGACGGGTGGCGATACGCTAACGGTGCAAATTGTTACCTCTAATAGAACATTTCCCGTAACAGTTTATCCCACAGAGAACTTAGTGTCGGGTTTATTTGGCGTAGGTGGGGATTTGATGTGGGAAGGAACCGTTATAGAAGAGTTAGCAGCATCAGACACGGTAGTATTTAGATTTACTTGTACAGGTGGATCTAAAGTAGATGATATTGTTGATGGATATATAAGCGGCGTGTTATTGATGTAGGATGGTTGAATGGCAAGAATAAATGTAATAGGTAATAGGTCAGGTGAACTGACTATCGATCCGGGATCCAGTGGAGATTCATGGCTACAGCACAGTAATAGTGGTGGTGTGATGTTTCGGACTGGCGTTGATGATACGGACGGAGATTCTTACAAAGTATCGGATGGTAGCGCTTTAGGTACCAATGATAGATTTGTAATATCGCCTGATGGTAAGATCACGATGCCGGCACAGTGTGCATTCTTGAATGTGATTAATGCAGCATCAAATGTAACTGGTGATGGTTCAGACCATAGTATTGGACAAACAACGGCTACGACTTCTGTGTTTGATAGAAATGGCGACATGACTGAAGGTGACGGAGCGGGAACGGCTGCTGAATTCACGGCTCCTGTAACAGGAAATTATAAATTTTGTTATTCGCTGATATATAATGTCCCGGCATCTTCTGGAACTACTCTAGTGCTAATACTTTTATCTAATGGCGACTTAATTAATACATTACCGACGCTTGAATCAGTATCCGGTTTTGCTGGAGCAGGAAATGATATGTGTATGAGCAGTACAGTATTTCTTAATTTGACAGCCTCTGACACTATACGATTTCGTTTTCAAGGTTACAATGGAGCCAAGACAACGGATATTGTTTCTGGATTCATTAGCGGCTATTTAGTGGGATGATGCGATGGCAAAAATGAATGTTATAAATAATTCGACGATAAATTTTGCAGTCAATCCGGGTACTGCTACAGATTCGTATGTCCAGTTTGCTATTAATGGCACAGATGAATGGCGCGTAGGCAGTGATGCTACGGATGGCTCGTATCGCATTTCACAGGGTGCAGCTCTTGGAACAAACGACGCATTGAATATTGATGCGAATGGAATTGTGTTGACTCCGTTACAGTCGTTAGCTATTAATACGATTAACTCTGAGGGTAATGTTACGGGAGATGGCACAGATCATGATATAGGTTCGGTGACTGCAACGACATCTGTTATTGATCAGAATTCAGACATGACCGAGGGTGACGGCGCGGGAACACCGGCGACTTTCACTGCGCCGGTTGGAGGATTATATCACCTATCTCTGGTACTGAAATGGAATGGCAATCCGATTGACACGGTTACGGTATTTATAGTTACGAGCAACAGAACATATAGAGTATTTAATTCCCCAATGCGTGGTCAGGTAACAAATTTTTTTGGAGAGAATGGTTTTTTGATTGTTGGATGTAGCGTTATTTCGGACATGGATGCTTCTGACACAGCGGTATTTCATTATCAAGGAAATGCAGGCACAAAGAATTCAACGTTAATAAAATTTCAAATTGGCGCACACCTTTTAGTTTAAGGAAAATTATGAAAGTTTTATGTGATGGTGTTGAAGTCGTATCTTTGAGTGACAACCAGAAGAAAGTTTTAGCTTACAATATACCTTCTGATGCGCTTGATGCGGATCTGAAACGTCGTGTTGCGTGGGTATTGAATCACAAGTATGAGCAGGCTATGAAGAACTTTAGAGCAGAATGGGAACCTAAGTTGAAGGCTGATGGTGCTAAATCGTTGCCGTGTGGCGATGAAGACTTTTGTGCCCTCGTGTTTTCTCGTGCAGATTATAAAGATCGTTCAGCTCGTGATGCAGCTCAGAAGTTAGCAGATAGACAGAGTCAATAATGGTTAAGGTTGGGCTGTTTCTAAAGAAGCTCGCTATGCCTATCATTATGGCATTATCGTTTTTGTTTTATAAGTTTTTCCCGAAGGTTAAGCAGGATAACCCGGTGGAAGAAGTTGTTGAGTATGTTATTGAAGCAACAACGGGTGAGGATATAGATTTAAGTCCAGAAACTCCGGAATAATTACTATCTCCCATTTTGTTGCGTTGTGCCGGTAGGAAGCCCCCATAACCTACCGGCTCTTTTTTATTTATTAAGATGACCTATGAGTTCACTTGCTTGATTAGCATTAAGATTAGTAAGGGAGTCGGTATTATAATGTTCAAGAATTGCATTTAAGTCTTTATTCTTGTCTCGAATGAGTTTGTTTATAAAGCCTATCTGTTTTTCTGAGGCTTTATTATTTGAGTTTGGGCTATAACGACGTTGTGGCGTTCTTATTTCTCCAGTATCAGGATCGTAATTATCGGCATCATTATCATCAGCATCCAAGCAAAAAAAAGTACGTAGAAGATTTCGCATTCCATAGGATAAATTACTTCCAAATGACTGATTTGGATTTTGTCTATCGCTGGCAGCATCAAATAGAGGATACCCACTTGCTTTCCTTTCACCGTCTATATGCTCAACTAAGAGGTGCAAAATGCGACTCTCTCCATTGCTTATTTCAAAATGGTATGAGAATCCATTCTCGGCTAAAGGCTTCTCTATAGCTTTTTTTATAGCTGTTATTGATGCGTATTCAAAATGCCCCTTTTTATCCTTACTGAGTTCGCCAAATTCAGATCGAGCTTTTATGAGTGCTTTAGTAAAAGCAGTACGCGCTTCCATTATGAGTTATCCTTTAGACTGTCTACAAACTGCTCAAGGAACAAATTATATTTTTCAGTCATTTGATCGATAAGTTTTTGTTCTTTTACTGTTTCTTCTGCTGCACGTCCTCTCATATAAATAAGTGCTGTTATCATACGACTATCTATACCAGGTTCTTTCAAGAGCTCTGCAAGCTCGTCACATGCATAATTACGATATTTGTTGATATATGTTTTAATTGCCATGGTCGTTCTCCCGTCGCTTTAGTTCAGCATGATACAGCTTAATTGCTTCACTGATAATCTCGCTTAACGATTTCTTTTCCCCCAAGGTTATATATATGGCATAAAGTTGCTCAAGTATCTTGTATGTGTCTTCATCAAAGTAGTACGTTTTCTTATATTTCTTCATACCTATAAGTATGCCAGCATGCCAGCATTTGTCAAGCAATAAGTGCATTCAGAGCGGGTACAGCTTTAAGCTTTTTCTTTTTTGATACGTTTTATGAGTTCTTGGATTTCTTGAGAGTGGGTAAAGATGATAGGTTGTTCGGAACGTGTACCCTGATGAGTTCGCGTTGCTGCCTTGGGGGGGTGATTTGCTTCGTTTTTCACTACAGACTCCCGGTAAATAAAGATATTTCACGAAAAATCTTGCCAATAGCCCAGAATTATCTACACTAATGACAAAATTTTTCTATGAAATATTTAATTTTACTAATTCCCCCTTTAGGAATTAACTAGTCCGAAAGTTTGAGACCTGGACGACTAGTTAATGACTGACAATAAGCAACGAAGGCGCTTATATATGAATAAGAATAAAGATCTAAGAAAAGAAAATCAAGTCCAAGTTGAAAGATTCCCATTATCTAGGGAATTTATGGATGATCCTGAAATGTTTTGGGATCGTTCTACTAATTATGAGATTACTGCCTTCGATCGTTTTATAAGATTTTTACGTGATCATAATGGTCAAGCTGAGGTTTCGAATTATAGATTAGCGGAATTGTTTGGCTGTTCTGTTATTTCTGTCTGTCGTTGGAAGAAGCGTTGGGCAGAGCATGGCTTAATAAAGATAGAGAAGGTTATAGGGCAAGTTGTGCGTGAGTATGGAATGGGAACTGCACAACGACCAAGTCGTTATATTCTCAATAGTTATTTTATGACTGAAGAAGCAGAGCGTACATTGGGAGACATATTTGAGTCTGTCAAGTATCTCACTTTATCACTACTCATGGTAACGGGGTCTCTTTTTTCCCCTTACTCTATTGCCAATGAGAATTATGAAAGAGTTAATAATAAAGCTATATGGATTAAAAATAATCTAGAGAGTCGTTCTGCAGGTGAGAATTTTGTAGGGCGATACATAGTGAGGAAGCTCGTGAAAAAAGGTACCGTGGTAATGGATCCGGTCAGAGTGATTGAGCATATTCCGAAACGCATTCGTGATATAAAAGTTATTAAGCTTACGCCTCATGGTATGATGCGGCTCCTTTGTTTTTCTGATGAAGCAATTGACTGGGCAGAGCAGAGAATGAATGAGCGGAAGAAGTTTATTGTTGATGTGTTCAGTTATTTTGTGCAACTATGTATGGAGTATTGCAAGATCCATAACATTGAGCCAGACTATGAGCAGTTTAATTTGGTGAAAGAATCGTATGGATATCGTGATGATAAGCCGATGGTCCATGTGAATGTAGTTTACCGAAGTAAGACTCTTGTTACTCCTCAGCAAAAGCAGTTTGGTGCTGATGGTATCGCTCATCCCCTTTCAGCACCAGACTCTTTTGCTACAAGCAAATCATTCGACGAACCAATCCAACATAAAATTCCTCAAACGGGAAAAGACTCAGACTTAGAACAAGGCGCACAGCTCTCCTCTTTGAGAGAAAATACATTGCTTGCAAATTCCCAGGCTTACCGCAAAAAAAGAACGATGCCTTATCAACCTACCTCTTTTGGAAGTTTGTCTCGCTCTGATTCAAAAATGGTTCAATCAGCTCAGCGTTGCAAAGAGCCACACCCTCTCAAAGAGTTTGATGAGGAAATTTTGAATAAGCATCGTACGTTTAAAGAGAAGCCAAAGCTTGATCCCGACAATGAATTTGTAAAAATATTAGGATTGATGTGAAATTTATCGTCCCGGGGCGACCTGTCCCCCTCAAACGTCCACGCTTTGGATTAGGACGTGTATATGATGATCAAGTAGCGATAAAAAAGATTTATGCAGATTCTATACGTTATCAATATCTTCGTGGTCCATTACAAGAAGGACCTCTTGAGCTTAAAATAACCTTTTATTTTAAACGTCCACGGAAAAAGAAGAAAGATAGGTACCACTCATGTCGACCTGACTTATCAAATCTAGTGAAATTCATTGAAGATGTGGCAATTGGCGTGCTCTACAAAGATGATGATTGCATAGCAAAGATTATTGCTGAAAAGAAGTATGGAGACATTGAAAAAACTGAGATAGAACTCAATCAATTAGACAATACGATGCAAGACGAGCCGTCATTATGAAAAGATATGCACCAAGTAAGTAACCTGGCGACAAATATTTACATGCTAAATGAGCACCAACAAGCGCAAGCATCACATCAACATATACTTTCATCGCTTAACCACCTTTGATTGTATACCATGCGGTTTAAGCTTATCCACAAGTATTTCCTGGAAATGTTCCCAGTACGACTTGTCACCACAGGTAAAAAGATCAATATATATACTTCCATACTCAGGATAAGTATGTATACTCGCATGACTTTCATGCAAAACACAAACTGCAGTCATCCCTTGAGGATAAAATTCATGCTTACACACATCACAGAAGCGTGCACCACACATCCAGACAGCTTCAAGAAAAGACTCCAAGACAAACTTATTATCATCAAGCTTCTCACACCCATGAAAAGATGCTATGTAGTGTTCACCAGTAAATTCATGGGCAGTTAACTGGACAGCAAGTAATAACAAACATAAGATCTTTTTCATCGGAGCTCCGGTAATTAAGTACAATGGAGAAGAGATAGCGTAGCGAACTAAGGGAAAAGTATGAACAAAAAAGATAAAACGTCAAAAGCAAAAAAACGCAAGACTACTACTAAACCTAAGAAACAGTCAAAAGTGCAATCACGGTATAGAGAGAACTATTATTGTTTGATCAGTTGGCGCGAAATACCTTTTCCTAAAAGTCGAATTATCGATATGGCGAAAGACCTTCATCGTTTTTCTTATGACCTTGTTTTCAAAACTGATAACCCAGATCCATGCACGGTGCATTTTTGGAGAGCAAAAGTAGGACTCCCTCGTGGAACATATTTGCGCTGGTATGCGAAGTACCCCGAATTTAAATTGCTCGCTGATGAAGCAAAAGA